TATTGGTTTAAAAGGATTTGGAGAGAGATAAATAAAGGAAAATAATTATGTCAGATCATATGAGCGCTAAAGATTACCAGAAGTTAATAGTAAATAAAGAAAAAGATGATGGTGCTATGTCTGATGAGGAGTTTCAAAAAACGCTCAAAAATCAGCAGCTCGACTATGCTAATAAGATTAATAATAAACCTCGTAATCATGAAGAGGATGACATTACTAAGCAAGTTGCAGAGTATTTAGAGGTCCTACAGCTTCAGAAGAAAGTAGTTTTATTTAGTCATATACCTCAGGAAACATTTACAAAGTCTTGGGTAACTAAAAATAAAAATAAAGCTATGGGTGTGCGCGCAGGTGTACCAGATATGGTGATCGTTTTTCCTTATAAGGTCCTATTTCTAGAGCTTAAAAGGCTCAAGGGTGGTAAAGTGAGTGATGCGCAGCAGGCTTGGATAGATGCAATTAATAATATTGATAGAACGACTGCTTATGCTCAAGGCTCTGCTCAGGTATTGGCTAGAGTTGCTTGTGGATTTGTTGAAGCGAAAGATATAATTGATCAGATTATTGATAATTAAAACCCGGCTCTTTAGCTCAGTTGGTACAGAGCGTCTGTTTTGTAAACAGAAGGTCAAAGGTTCGAGTCCTTTAAGAGCCTCATTAAAATTTTATACTTGAGTAAAAACTCCTACTTGCATTTGTTTTTCTTATCCTTTATAGTTAATAGTTGTAAGACACAATTAGAGCTTACATAATTAGTAAATACCTAGTAACGGAGGGATTTTATGAAAAACATATTTAAAGATAAGGATCAAAATACTACCGGTCCTACAGTTCCAAAAACATTTAAGATTGATCTTGATGCAAAGAAGATCGGTAAGAAAGCTTCAATAGCATTTTTAGCTATTACTGCTGCAGCCGGTTTATCGATTGGTGTCCTGATCGGTCTAAATAGTTTCTTCAATAGTCATTACTTTGAGTTTAGATCACCTGTTATTTTTCAAGCACCTATTCTTCTTCAGGACCGCAAGACTGAATCTACTATTGAAATAGTTAAAGAGGTAGAAGTTAAAGAAGTTGAAGTTAAAAAAGAATTGGTCCTAAGTGATAGGGCTAAGGAGTGTGTTAAGAATCAGCCTATTGTAGCGATGAAGCTTGAAGAGGCTTTTGGCGATGAGGCTTCAGTAGCTATTGAGTTAGTTTGTAGAGAATCTAGCCTAAATCCTTTAGCAGTCAATAAATCAAGCGGCGCTGCAGGTTTATTTCAGGCATATCCGGCTTTAAAGCTAAAATGTGAGCTATTAGATGTTGATTGTCAAATTGCTTGGGGTAAGAATTATATTAAGCAGAGATACGGTACTGCAGAAGCAGCATTACTATTTCATGATCAGAAAGGATGGTACTAATGAAAAATATTACTTTTGAAGAATTTGCAAAGTTGCCTATTATTGGTAGTAATGAAAGACAAGATAAAAAGTTTGAAGTTAAACATGGGGATGAATTAGTTACTTTTGTAAAATCAATAGTGGGTTTAATAGGTGTATTAAGAATTAATGATATTGATACGATGGGGTGTAGTACTACTTATATTTACGAAAAGATCCAACTAGCAATACATGATCTTGAGTGGATGCGTAATAGGGTTGCTGAAATTAAGGATGAAACAATTTTGTGTATAAATTGTGGGGAGTATGCAGATTTAGATGATAATAATTTATGTTTTAATTGTAGAGAAGATCAGGAAGAAGATTAATATGAGAATCTGGCACGAACAACTAATACCAAAACTTTGTCAAAAGCATCTTTGCGCGATGTGGAGAGAGGGCTTGGGATGTTACAAAATTTTAACTGAGGATAAAAAAGGTTATCGTAATCATCCGGCAGTTAAAGAATTTGAAGGTAAGATTGAGCAGCTATGGTTAAGACTTCATGAAGTAAGACAAGAAATGTTGAAGCGTGGTTATCATCCTAAACCATTACCACCAATTAAAACTAAAATATTGCATGGTTGGGATAAAGGATCTGGTGTTGGCGATGATAATGAATTTGGAATGATCGGTTTAATTGATTCTCATTTTTGGATTGAAGAGTGGCAAACACTTGAGGAACAAATTAAGGTATTGCAAAGCAAGCATTGTGATTGTAAACTATAATTAGTAATTATTAAGGAAAGGATAAAAAAGTATGGTAATCGAATACTATGTTGTAAAAAATTATGGGAGGCTAGATAGATATGTAGCCGACAAAGAAATAGCTAAGGCATTTAGCTTGATAACAGGAAAGAAAACTTTGGACGATCAAATTGTTAAAGGTTTTCAAATGCTAGGCGCAGAGTTTAATGAAGTAGTAGCGCCAAAACAATAATAATTATAAATAGAAAGGTTAGAAAAATATTAATATGAAAAATCAAGACTTAGTAACGGTGTCTGGAGGATTAAGTGTACCGGCTGAATTGGTACAGTTTTATAAAGATAATGCAGGAGTTGGAAGCGAGAACCTATCAGGCGCTCTACCTCAGCTAAAGATTAATGAGTCAAACTCTCATAATGAAATGGCTAATGGTGAAGAAGCACCTGCAGGAACTTTCTTTTACTCTCCAACTAAAGAGAGCTTTAAGACTGTTAGAGCTAGTATCATGGTCATTTCTAAGGGTTTTTATGGAATCCAGAAAAATGAAGATGGTAGTTTACCTAAGCGTGAAGATGGGTCTATTAAGACTGATTTCACTCAATTGGTTGGTGGCATGATCTTAGATAACTCTCAGCCTTTTGTAATGTTTGCAAGCGGTACAAGATTGCAGAATATGTGGAACTTTGGTAAAGAGGTTAAGCCTTTTACTAGACAAGTACCCATGTTTTCTTTTGAAGTAGAGCTTGGACTTGAGAAAGTTAAGCAAGGCGCTAGAGTTTGGCATGTCGTAACATATAAAATTGTACGAGATGAAAAGGGCTTGATTCAATTAATTGCTGATAGTGAGGTCCTAGCTATGCTCAGATCAGGCATTGATTCAATGAAAGATATGTTTGATGGCTTTATCGAACAAAATGAAGTTGATCGTTATACCGGTCAAGCAGCTAGCGGCAAAGCTATGGCTGAAGCTAAAGAGGCTTTGGTCCAAGAAGAAGCTGTTGAAGAAGAGGTAATTGATGAACCTACAGAAGCAGAGTTAGCGGCTGAAGATGTAAGTGATGATATTCCTTTCTAGAAATAGAGGCAGGCTGTTAGCTTGCCGGTGCAGATTGGATTATGGGCAGTCTGTACCGATAAGCTAACAACATTTACTAATTATATGAGGAGTCAAATGCTAAAAACAAATGAATTAACTACTTCACCATCTTTTTATAAAGAGCGAGAAGAAATAAAATTAGAAAAATGCTCTAAGTGTTTTGCTTTAACTACTGATTTAGCAAATCATGAATGTCCTGAATTTATGAAATTATTAATTAACAGATCTAAAAAAGGAAAAAATATATGAGCGCACAAGATATTAAAAAACAAGTAATTAAAAAGATTTATGATTTTGGAGTTACTTTTAAGGTCGCTGATGTTACTGCAGATGAAATGCTTGTAAATGCTGAAAGTTTAGGTTCTGAAATTCTTAACATGGTCCAAGTATCAGCAGATGACATGGCTATGAAGGCTACAGGTGAATGTGATATTTGTTTTGGTAAGGGTTATTTAAAGGAGTACAGGGTTAAGAAAATCAAGGATGAAGAGGGTAAGGATGTTGAGACAACTAAGATTGTTCATGGATTCTGTAAGTGTGAGCGAGGCAGAGCTTTAAAGAAGCTAGTATTAAGTAATATTATTTGGGTTGATGCTTATGAGAAAAACAATCAGTAGCGGTATTGATAGAAGAGCAGTTTACAAGTTTAAGTGTTCTGGTCCATGTCAAAGAGTTAAGTACACCTATGTCTATGAGAGGGCTAAAAAAGGGCGTTGTTTAACTTGTAGCAAGAATGAGGTAGATCAGAATCAAGAAAGTCTTTTTGAACATACTGCAGCAGTTGATGAGGCTATTAATAGAATTAATGTAAATCCTTATTACTCAGATCAAACTAAAAAAGATTTTATTAATGTAATTAAACATGGAGCAACTAGCTAAAGGCTTAATATGCGAGTAAATAAAGTTGCTTATAAATATTTACAAGAGGCAGTCAAGCTTGCAGAAAAAGATTTAGCTAAAATTATTAGTGAGCAAGAAAGATATTTACAGCCTGCATCAGTTGAGAGCGCTAGAGAAATATTAAAAATGTTAGAAGATGGATTTGACTTAATTAAAAGTATAGAGCAGAGGGTAAAGATAGAAATAGCTTTAGGTGATTTGAATGGTATTTTATACTTTGCTAATCCAGAAGGAAATAAAAAATGATAGAACAAATTATTGGAGGTTTAATAGGTTATTTAATAGGAATAATTTTAGTTTTAATTTTTATTTTAATAAAAGAAAGAAATAATTAAATGAAATATTTTTTGATTGGATGTTTATCATTAATTACTTTTCCTATTTGGTTTATGATAGGACTTTTATTTTATATTATTTATTCGATAGTAAGCATTGGTGAAGATATTAATAAATTTTCTAAAAAGGAATCTGCCCAAAATGTCAGAAAGACCTAAATGGCAACCACCAGAGAAAGAGTCAGAAGATCCGAAGATTTATGTTAAGCGTGAGGAAAAGGTGAGTTGTGATAAAGGAAATCATGCTGAACGCAGTAAAGCTAATCAGCCGAATCACTTGAAATTTTGGAAGAAACAGGAAAAAACTAAAGACCAGAAGTAATTTTATCTAACATAACTTAATTATAATATATGAAAAAATTAATAATCGCTTTATTTTTAATGTTTCTAGCTGCAGTTTTTATCTTGAGCTTTTGCGGTACTCTATTTGTTTATGCTTGGATGCCTGCAATAAGGGATCTTGAAAGCGCCTGTTCTTCTTGTGTAGGCTTAAAATAAAATTGCTTCTTTACAATTAGACTAAAAGTTTGTTAAGCTTAGTAAGGATAATTATCAAACCTAGTAACGAGGTTTTATGAAAAAGAAATCTTCTAAAACAAAAATCAACAAAGGCGTATTCACAGGCTTAATTTATTCTAAGTATGTTGATTTATCTAAAGCGGTCCTATGGAAGGACCGACAACTATCAATTCCTCAGTTTGTTTATATTGGCTTAACGGCTAACAATACCATTGAAATGCGCTTTATTGATCGTGGTAAGGGTGAGATGTGGGTATTTAAGGTCGAAGATGTTTTAAGGTCCGGTGAGTGGAAGCAAGTCGGTCAAGAAAAACAATTTTATTTTCCTATTGAATTAGCTAAAAAAGTACAAGTTGCTAAAGAAAAGGCTGAAGATGCTAAGTAGTGGTCAAGTAATACTAGTCTTTGCAGGTAATGTTAAACAATATATCGAGTTTATGTCTAAGGTTGGCAATAAATTTGATTATGAGTTTCGTTATGTTGATTCTATTGATGATGCTAGAGGTTATGTTTACAGTACTCCTTATATTTGTATTGGAACTTGGAGTAAGTTTGATTGGATTAAAGAAGTTACGAGCCATCTGAAAAATGATGTTACTCATGTTACTAGTGAAAGGTAGATATGCCAGATTTATCAGAAAAATTATTAGAACAAGCAATTAATAGTATTTTACATGGTTCAACTCAACTTATTCAAACAACTGATCAAAATGGAATTACTACTTATCAAGAAATTAGAATAAACGATTTGAGGCAATCTTTAATAGAAAAATTAGCAAATAAATTAGTACAGACACAAGAATTTAAAGATATTTTAATAAAGGCTTTTTCTTTTGAAATTATCAAACAAATTCGAGATAACGCAATAAACAAAGTTTCTTATCAAGATTTACCTTGGGATATTAAAAGTAAAATTGAAAGACAAATGAAAGAAGCAGGAGTTGAAATTAAAAAATATAGATTGATTGCAGAGGAGATTATCAAATAATATGCAAGATCCTATTCAAGATACAGTAGCTAAGATAAGTCAATCAATGAAAAGTTGGATTGATAAAGAAATTGATAGTCTAGTACCTAGATGGCTTCAGATATTAGCTATGAAAGATAAAACCGGCATTGTTAAAAAATTAATTGGTATTCAGCTTGAGTGGTCAAGTGTGCAAACAGAAACTTTTAAGGATTTATCACCTTTAACTCAAACAATTAAGATTTATAAGCATAAGAAATTATTGAGAGTAGGAAATTTTATTATTAAATTTAATGAGGATAAAAAATAATGTATTTATATATTATTGGAGCAATACTAACTTTATGGGCGATTTGGTCCATTCAAAGAACTCAAAGGCTTTACGCTAAGTATGCTACTAAATTAGTTGAGTTAAATCAAAATACTTCAAAAGGTTATTATCCTAAGATAGAAATAGACAGAATCATTGAAGAGTTTATTGAGAATTTTAAAGAAGAAAACATTGATTCAATTATGTATATACAGATGGCTGATGGCATTAAAAGCGGCGCAGTTGATGTAGTTGGTGGTGAAGGCATAGTGATGCTAAGTGAAGATGAATATGAGCGCTTATTAAGGTCAGATAAGCTAGTTGAGGAGATGAATAAAGTAGCGAGTGAAAAAAATATAAATAAATTATCTGCTTAACAAAGCGGAAAGGGAAAATGTTAATAACTATACCTGCCAGGAGATTAGCATTAAGAGTTAGTAGAATCAGAAATAATAAAGGTAAATATATTTCTGGTGATGTTGAGCTTAGAATCAATAATAAGTTGTCTAAGCACCAAAGAGGTGAAGAGACTATGTTTAGTGATGATGTTACTTTGTTTTTTGATATGAAGCTTTTGCTTAGTGTTGCTTGGTTGATGTTTATTGGTGATGAGGAAAAAGCTAAAAGTGAAATTACTGAAAGAATGATGACAAGAAGAAGTGCTAGTACTTATAAAGTTGATGGATTTAAAGAGTAATGCAAAAGATCTGGTTAATTACTGATACTCATTTTGGTCATGAAGCCATTAAAAAGGTTTGTAATCGTCCTGATGATTGCGATGAGCTTATGCTTAGTAATATTAAGAAAATGGTCCGAGAACAGGATACATTGATTCACTTAGGCGATTTTTGTATAGGTCAAGATGAGTATTGGACTGCTAGATTAATGGAGATTGAGTGTAGAAAGTGGCTTATTAAGGGTAATCATGATCATAAGTCAAATGCTTGGTACTTAGATCGAGGGTGGGATTTTGTAGCTAAAGAAATTAAGGACCGCTATTTTGGTCATAATGTTTTGTTTAGCCATGAGCCTCAGTATTGGGATGGTTGGTATGATAAAAATATTCATGGTCATTTTCATACCTCAGATCATAGGCGCTTAGAGCCTGAGATGCAGTTTAGAAAGAATGGTTATCAGAAATTACTAGCGGTTGAAGCAGTAAACTATCAGCCTGTTAGTTTAGAAAGTTTTATTAATGACTAATGAAGAAATGCTTAAAAAATTAGTTAAGTTGGCAAGAAAAAGAGATTCTAATTTATTTGGTGGATGGCAGCATTTTGAAGTTGTAGTTGGAGGAGTAGGTTTTTATGATGCTGATTATGTTAATTTTGTAGCAGCTCACAGTCTTGGTAGGGGAGAATTACTTTCAGTAGAAGAAATTTTATTTAGTCATGATTTTGCGAAAGCTATTTTTAGTGAAGATCCAATTTGTCCTAATTGCGGAGATTTTGAATGTGATTGTAATTTGATGCCAATTAGAGCTTGTGAATATTTTTTACAACAAATGGTTCTAGAACCAGAAGAAGATCGTATCAAGTATGCTTATGAGAATAGGAAAAAATGAAAAAATGGGAATATTTAGAAATTCTTAGCTCTACTGATAATAGGTTTGTTGGTCAAAATTTATCTAGTAAAGTTATTGATGCAGGTGTTGATGGATGGGAATTAGTGCAAATTATTCCTAAACAATATTATGATCCTAGAAAACATGGATCTTTCCCTGAGAGATGGATATTTAAAAGAGAGATTATAGAATGAAAATATTGTATTTTGATGTTGAGACTACTGGTTTAGATCCTAGCAAAGACTTCATTACTCAACTATCTGGTATTGTTGAAGTTGATGGTGAGATTGTAGAAGATTTTAATTTGTTTCTAAAACCTCCTAAAGGTACGCCTGTAAGTAAAGATGCTTTAAGAGTAACAGGAAAAACAATAGATGATTTGCGGTCCTACCCTGAAGCTGAAGTAGGCTTTAAGTTATTTAATGAGTTGCTTGCTAGGTATGTAACTGAGGATACTTGGAAGTCAAAGTTTTATCCGGCTGCTTACAATGGTTATTTTGATTTGCAGTTTGTTGATCAAATGTTTAAGCGACAATTTGGCTCTGAGAGTTGGTCCAAGTTTCAAAATTGGCAGCTAATCGATCCATTACCGGTAGTTAGGTTGCTTTCGATGAATAAGCAGCTTGGTATATATGGTCATAAATTAGTTGATGTATGCAGGCATTTTGGTATAAGTATTGATGCTCATGATGCTTTATCAGACATCAGGGCTACAAGGGATCTTGTACAACTGCTTAAAAACGGCTTAAAATTAGATTTGTGGGATAGTAGTCAAGATAAAATTACAGAATAGAAAGGTTTTATGGGAAAACTAACAAAAGATCAAAAAAAGAAGATGAAGGCTATCATTGGAGACTTTGAAGCTGAATTAGATGCGCAAGATGGTCATAGAGCAATTGATTTAAAAACTGCTAAAGATATTGGTAAGAAGGTTTGGGCTTGTACTCCTGAGATTAAACTTAAAAAATCTAACTATGTTTTTGATCTTCAATTAACTGAGGACCAAACAAGAGGCGGCACAATCAGAATTATTAGGACCGGTAGTAATAGAATAAAGATCTGCTCAGTAGTAGAAACTAAATACCTTAATGATGGTGTTGCTGAGGCTAAGAAAGAAGCTAAGAAACTTAAAAAGGCTGAAGAATCGGAAGGAAAAGATGCAAAAATCTCATTGGTCAGCAAAAATAAAAACTAAAAATGGTAAAACTACTACTGTCGGTGATAAAAATTGGGCTAAAGAAATGGCTCAATTAAGAAAAAATAAAAAAAGCAAATGATGTATGTACCTAAGATCCCTCACTTTAATGATCCTTATGATCGAGAGTGGCTTGTTATTGTAGGCATTTTCTTTATGGTTCTAATCGCAATTGGCTTGCTAAATATAATTATAGGTGTGTTTGTTTATTGATTCTGCTATATTGGTAGTGTATGCCTAACAAAAAAGGAACGGACAAGGTCCAAACTCCTAAGAAGGCAAAACGCATAATTAAGATTAAGCGCAAATCTTCTGTAGTAGTAACGCCTGTCAAAATTCCTAAAACTAAAAATGTCAAAGAGATGGATGAAGCACCTAAAGGTCAAGAGCATTTAGGTAGATTCTTTAATTTTGTTGCGCTTGATGGTAAGCGCTATTCACTAACTAAAAAGCAAAAAAGTTTTGTAGAACACTATTTAGAGTTTAAAGCAAATGGTGTAGAAGCAATTATTGAAGCCGGTTACGATGTTTATTTTAAGGATAAAAAGACTGGTGAATCAACTGGTGCTATTAATTATAAGATGGCTGCAGTCATGGCTTCAAAAGAGTTAATAAAAGTTAATATTTCAAGTTATGTTACTTATTTATTGGATGAATACGGCTATAACGATGATAATGCAATTAAGCAGCATTTATTTCTCATGAATCAATACGGTGATTTTACTGCTAAGGCTAAGGCTTTAGATATGTTTTTTAAGGTTAAAGGTGCTTATGCTCCAGATCAGCATGAGCATAAATTAGATCAAGAAATTACTGAGGCTCTGCTTAAAGTAGCCTCACTAGTTAAATAATATGGCTAAGATCAGAGCAGCTACAATTAAAACTCTTGCCTTTTATGATTTTAAGGATGATACAGGTGAGTCTATTCATTGGTATCCTGGTCAGCTTGAAATTATCGATTGTATTCTTCATCGCAAATCTATACCAACGATTGAATTTATTGACGGTAAAAATCGTGTAGAGGTTATTGCTCTTACTCAGTATGGTAAGTCGCTTGCAGTTGCTGCAGGTATTCTAATTCGTGTTGTACCTAGACCTGAGAAGTGGGCGATTGTTGCAGGTACTCAAGAAAAAGCGCAGATCATTATGGACTATGTGATTATGCTTGCTACTAACAATGCTTTGATTCGTACTCAATTAAAGGTTTCTGAGCCTCTTGATCGTCTTAGAATGAGCAAAAGTAAAACTAGAATTATGTTTGCTAAAAAGGGTGAAATACGTGTTTATTCTGCTGAAGCAAGTAGAGTAAATAAAGTTTCTAAGGCGCTGATGGGTTTTGGTAGTCCTAATGTTATTGAAGATGAGTCTGCATTAATTAATGATAAGTTGCAATCTACAGTTACTCGTATGCTTGGTGCTAATCCTTTTGATAACTTCATGATGAAGATCGGCAATCCATTTGAGCGCAATCATTTCTTGCGTACTTGGCGTAGTCCTAGATATGCTCGTATCTTTATTGATTATAAGCGTGCAATTCGTGAGGGTCGCATGACTGAAGAGTTTATTGAAGAGCAAAAAGAAGAAGATCCTTTGATGTTTGATATTAACTATGCTTGTAAGTTTCCGCCTCAGAGTGCTATTGATCCCTCTGGTTGGATGTATTTATTTTCTGATGAAGATATTGAGAAGGCTATTAATCGTGATTTGATTCCTAAAGGTACTAGGCGCTTAGGTGTTGATGTTGCTAGAGGTGGTCGTGATAGTAATGTGATTGTTCTAAGACAAGATAACTTTGCTAAGGTAATCAAGAAGTTTCAATTGCAGACTAGAAATAAGGGTGGTAAAGATACTTTAATCATGGTTGCTGAAGAAATCTTAAATGCGATGCGTGAGTATGGTATCTTTCCTGAAGATGTTTTTATTGATGATGGCGGCGTAGGTGGTGGAGTTACTGATTATTTAGATGCAGTACTAGGTATTGCAATCAATCCTATTAATTTTGGATCTTCACCTTCAAGTTTAAATAAAGATAAATATGCTAATTTGCGTGCTGAGATTTATGCAAGTGATGTAGGTTTGCATAATTGGTTAAAGCATGGCGGCAAACTAGAAAATAATAAGGGTTGGTTCGAAGCTACCAATATTCGCTATCGTCATAACTATAAAGGTCAAGTATTATTAGAGAGTAAAGATGATATGCGTAAAAGAGGTTTAAATAGTCCTGATATTCTAGATGCTCTAGCTACTACTTTTGCAGAAAGAAGTCAAAAAGTATATCATGGTGTCAGTAACGAGGCAATAAAAGCCGGTGGCGTTAGTTATATATAGGGATTTAATCGTATGATTCCAAGCAAAGACACAATCAAAATGATGGTAGATAGGGAAAAATCCTCTGCTTTTGAGTGGCAGAAGCGCAGACACAGTGATTGGACTGAAAACTATACACTAGGTAGAGACAAAGTTATTACTAATCGTTTGACTCAAAGACAATCTATTAATGTGCCTTTGATGAAGCAAACAATCAAGACGATCATGGCTAAGACTGATGATCTACCTGAAGTTATATTTGAGAATCTAGATAATGATAAGCAAGCTGAACTCTATTTAAATGAGCGTTGGAAAGCTGATTGTAAAAGAAATAAAACTGAAATCAAGGATATTGTAGATAAGAAGCAAGTGTTTGGTTATGGTAGAACTTTCAAGAAATTAAATATTCGTGATGGTAAGTTTGTCTTTGGTATTGAAGATGTCTTTGATATGTTAGTTGATCGCTATGGTGATCCTACTGATATTGATGGTTATCATTATATTTGTCATCAACATATCTTTAGAAGATTAGCTGATATTGCGCTCAATCCTGCTTATGATGCGATGGAAATCAATGAAATTGCAAAGTATTTTGCAGGTCAAAGAGGCGTACAAACATCAACTGAGAATCAAGAAAGCTTGCGCTATAAGAATGAGCGTATGCGCCAAATGGGAGTAGTTGATATTGATACTCCTGAAGTTGGTGAATCTATTGTAGAGCTTAATGAGCATTACATCAGACTTTATGATAGTGATACTGAGATTGATCAATTTTATTTAGTAGTAACCGGTATTTCTTCTGTTACTCATGTCTTAATGTGCAAACCTCTTGAAGAAGTGATTGGCGTAACTGCTGATCATTATTGGAGAGATCATGTGCCTTTCAGTACTTGGGCTGATGATATTGAAAGAATTGATTTCTGGTCAGACTCTATTAGTGATATTGTTAGAACTCCTAACAAAGTTGTTAATGCTTGGATTGCTCAACTAGTAGAGAATAGAACCTTGCGTAACTTTAACCCTCACTTCTACAACTCTTCTACTCCTGGTGCTAAAAATTGGAGTCCTCAGACCTTTGAAGCTATGGCTTGGGGCTTTTATCCTGTACCTGGCGATCCAAACACAATGCTTAAACAAATTCAGATTAATGACTTGTCAGAGTCTTTAGATGAATTGAAGTTTTTAATGGATCTAGTAGAGCGTGCAACTGCAGCTACTGCAGTACAACAAGGCGCTACAGAGTCTAGGAAAGTAACTCTTGGTGAAGTGCAGCTTGCTTTTGCTAATGCTCAAGAGCGTATCAGCTCTATTTCTAAATTTTATAATGAATCATGGCAAGACTTTGCATTTAGATATTCTAAGATGCTAGAGGCTGCAGGTGATAAGCTCGATCCTATTACTTTATACAAGAAGTCTTTTAAGGGTAATATGTTTAAGAAAACTATTACTACAAGAGATCATATGTCTAGAGAAGGCTACAATGTTAAGGTAGTTTCTAAGGCTGAAAAAGAAGAGCGTGATATTAATCAGCTTCAATCAATCGATGCAGCTCAAAAGAATATACCAGGTAATGTACCTCTCACTAAGATCTGGAAAAAGAGAATGTTAGATTTGGCTCAGTTAAGTCAAGATGAAGCAAAAGAAGTCATGGATTTTGAAGATCAAAAAGAGAAGATGATGACTGAAGGTGCTGATAATATCGATCCTAATAATATGGATCTAGCCGGTAAGCCTATGTTAGCTGATACAGGTAAAACAATCGGTCCTAACACTCAGAAATTAATGCAATCACTTCAACAAGGAGGTCAACCATTACAAGCATAAAAAGGAGTAACGACTTATGAGTTTTCTTGAAGATACTTTAAAAAGACTTGGTATTGATTCTTATGACGGCATGAGTGAAGCTGAGAAAACAACTTATGATAGTTGGCTTGCTCAGATGTCTAAGGATATTACTGTCAATGATATTCGAGATAATGTGCGCAGTATGCAAAGCGCAGTTATTCTTGAGTTATCTGAAGAGCCTGAATTTATTTATAGTAAGATCTTTCCATTTTTAAAGCGATCAAATCCAAAGAATATCTATCTAAAGGCTAGGCTTAAAAACTATTTAATGCTTAGTGCCTTTTTAAGCTCTCCAGAAGAAGCAAGAAAGACTGTAGAGAGAAATTTGCAACAACTTCAGTAAGTGTGTATTATGGTTATTAAGTAGCAGTTATAAAGAAAATATGAACCCAGAAGCAAAAAAAAGATTAATAGCTATATTAGCAAAAGATGATTCTTCTATTGAAGCTCATGATTTAAGATTCTTGCGCGCAAGATCTTCTTATCTAAGCAGAGAACAGGCAGAGAGAGTTAATCGCTTGATTAATACTAATTCAATTGAAGCTTTAAAAGTAATTCCTAAAGGTTTGATCAAAACTCTTGGTCAAGTTAAAGAGGCTGAAGTTGAAGAAGTGATTGAAGCTCCGGTTGTTGAAGCTCCAATTGAAGAAGGTGATGAGGTTGAAATTGATGATGTGCCTGCAGATGACAATGGTGAAGTTGAAGTTATTGAAGATGATGATGAGGTTACTACTGAAGTTGAAGGTGATGAGGTTGATCTAGATGAAATGAATCTTGATCAATTGAAGTCAGTAGCTAAAGAGCTAGGAGTTAAAGGCGTGCATTTTTACAAAGATGCTGATGCGCTTCGTGAGAAAATTTTATCTACTTATGAAACTAGTAATGAAGGAATCAAGTCTGCTGAAGCAGAAACTGTTGCTGAACAAGAGTAGTAAAATTTATTATTAATAACCAAACCCTATAAGAAAGGACGGTTTCGTATGCCATTACCATTTAAAGACAATGATCGTGAAAAAGTCAATGAAGAAATTGATCTTGATGATGAAGATTCTCTTGATGATGAAGAAAATCAGGACAAAGATAAAGATGAGGATATTGATCAAGACGATGATTCTCAAGATAAAGATCAGGATGAAGATAAAAAGAAAACTGATGAAGATCAGAAGCCTAAAGACAAGTCTGATGAGACTGCTGAATATTGGAAAAACAAGTTTAGCGATTCTACAAGAGAAGCTCAAATAGAGCGTGAGCGTAGAAAGAAAGCAGAAGAAGAGCGTGATGAATTAGCAAAGCCTAAAGAAATTACTGATGATTTGATGAAAGAAAAATATCCTGATTGGGATAATTATGATGAGGCAGTTAAAGTTACTTTAAAGAATCAGATTAAGCTTGAGCAAGAGGTTACTACTCTAAAGCAAAGTCAAAATGAATACCTTAATGAGCGCAAATGGGATAGTCAAATTAAAAGTTTCTTAGATGAAAATGAAGAGACTGAGGTTTATTCCATTAAAGATAAAGATGCTTTTAAGAAATTCTGTAGCAGACCTGATCGTAAAGGTATGAATCTTGATGTCTTAGCTAAGGCTTATTTGTTCGATGCTAAAGATGAAGGTAAGCCTACACCTAAAAAAGGATCGATGCTAGAAAATGGTAGTGGTCAAGGTGCTAGCAAAAAGCATACTACAGATAAGAAAGAATATACCGCTGATGATGCTAAGAGACTTCGTGAGAACAATCCTAAAGAATATGAGCGCCTAATCAAATCAGGTGAGCTTAATATTAAAATATAGTAATTTAGAGCGTGAGTAACGGCACGCTTTCGTTTTCAATTAAACAAACTCCTATTTGACAAACATAATTGAAGTGATCTATCATTATGTTGAATCTGCCTAACTCCTAATGCGTAGCATGATCGGACCGGCTTACATTAATTAAGTATTAGTACTTACAAATAGTAAGCTAAAAAAGGAGTCCGACCTATGTCAGATTACGCAACAAACCTTTCAGAAGGATTTGCCCAAAAAATAGTAAAAATTTACTTCGAAAAATCGGTAGCTGATGAAATTGCTAACCATGATTACGAAGGTGAAATTAAAGATCAGCAATCTAAAGTCAATATTTTGACTTTTGGTGCTTTAGAGCTTCGTGATTACACAGGCGCTGATATGGCTGATGCTGATGATCCACAAGAATCAGTTGGTGTGCTTGAGACTACACAAAAGAAAGTGTATTACTTCAAGATTAAATCTTTGGATAAGTTTAAATCTTGGATCAAAAACCCAGAGGGTACTTTGATTGATACACTTGCTAAAAAAACCAAACAGGTCATCGATACCTATGTCTTAGGTTTGTACGCTGATGTCGCTGCAGGTAATAGAGTCGGTACTGATTACGCTACTGGTACTGTAACCATTGATGTTACTACCGGCGCAGTTACTGGTTCAGGTACAACTTTCACCGCCGCTATGGTTGGTAAGGGTTTCTGGGCTGAAGGTTTAGAAGATGCTGAAGGTAAAAAAGTTTGGTATAGAGTTAAGTCTTATGCTTCTGCTACTTCGATTGTCATTGAAAATGATAGCGATGATGAGGTTTCTGCTTACACAGGTGGCGCAATTGCCGGTGGCTCTGCTTACATCGTTCAAGCTAATACCAAAATTCAAGTTACTAAAGACACCATCTACGCTAAAATCGTAGCTCTTGGTGAGAAACTTGATGAAGCTGAAATCCCTGAAGATGACAGATGGTTAGTCGTGCCTCCAAAGATTCATACTCTCTTGGTCCAAGCCGGTGAATTAACCCCTGCTATCAGCGAAGCTTACCAAAGTGTAGTCAAAAAAGGCTATGTTGGTGATGTCGCAGGTTTCATGGTCTTTAAATCAAACAGAGTTGCAGGTAACAATGATGATGGCTTCCATGTCTTGGCTGGTCATAAATCTTGGGTTACTTTAGCTATGGGTTTCGTTGAAACTGGAATTGAAGATTTACAAAAGAACTTCGGTAAAGCCTACAAAGGCTTGACAGTTTACGGCGCTAAAGTCGTAGATGAGCGTAGAAAAGCTGCTGCTGAACTATTCTGTTACGTCTAAATAAAAGTTAATAAGTGAATAATGAGGGTGCGGTGAGTCTAACAAGGCTTGCTGCACCTTCGACTAAAGGGAAAACCTATGTCTTTTGTAACAAAAAGTGATTTACCTGTATCGGTAATAGAAAGATTGACAGCTATCAATGCTATCTCTTCAGGTCTAAGATCTGCTGTAGATGCAGCTTTTTTAGCGGCTAGGCTTCCCTACTTGAGCAATCAAGTTTTACTCAGAGATGAAAGTGAATTAATTGTTATTGCTTCAGGCAATACTTTGCCAACTGGTGAAGATGGTTTTAAAGTTGGTGCTTTGTTTATTGATACTGATAGTCTTGCTATTTATTTTAATGCAGGTACTACATCAGTTGCTTCTTGGAATGATATTAGTAGTGCAGATTTAATTACTGCCGGTACTCCTGTTAATGCAGTTGCTGCTACTCAGGTTCTTACTTTACTTGGTGTAATCGTTCCAGGTTCTCATGCTGAAAGTGTTTTAACTAGTAATGCTACTAATGTTAGTGATGGTGATACGGTTACTATCGGATCTACAGTTTATAGATTCAAAAACACAATGGCTGCTGCTTATGATGTTAAGATTGGTGCTTCTGCCGCTGCAAGTCTTGATAATCTAAAAGCTGCTATTAATGCTTCTGGAACTCCTGGTACTGAATATTTTGCAGGTACATTAGCTCATCCAAGTGTTGTAGCTACTGATAATGCTGATACAACACAAAAAATTATAGCTAGAGTGCCTGGTACTGCAGCTAATACTTTAGCTACTACTAAATCTGCTGCAACTTTATCTTTCCCTGCTGCTACTTTAGGTGATGGCACAGGTGCTAGCAATCCTGGTGTAGCTCCTGAAACAGTTACAATTGACAGTGTTGTCTATAGTTTTGTTGATGTCTTATCTGAAACTAATGGCGCTGCTGCAATTGTTAATCAAGTCTTATTTGGCGCTAATAGTGCGGCTGCTCTTGATAATCTTAAATTAGCTATTAATCATGGTGCTACTGAGGGTACTAATTATAGTACTGGCACAGTTGTTCATCCTACAGTTGAAGCTACAACTAATGCTAATGATGCTCAAACAGTTGCTGCTAAAATCAAAGGTACTGCTGCTGAATCAATTGCAGTTACTGATAATTTAGCAAATGGTGCTTGGGGTGCTGCTACTTTAGACGGCGGTGTTGATGGTACGGTGGGTGCTGCAAAAGCAGTCTTAGTAGATTCGAGTTATTTATATATGGCAGTTGCTGCTAATACAGTGGCTGATGCAAACTGGCGTAGAGTCAGTTTAGGGAGTGCTTACTAATATGAACTCAGTTAAAATCATACCAACAATCATTGACTCTTTATTTGCTTCAGGTGTTCTCACTTCTAACAATACTAATGTAACTGATGGAAAAAAAGTTACTATTGGCGGTATTGTCTATAGATTTAAGAATACGATGGCTGCTGCTTATGATGTGAAGATCGGCGCTAGTGCTGATGCTACCTTAGGTAATTTAGTTAAAGCAATCAATGGTACAGGTACTGCAGGAACTGAATACTTTGCCGGTACAGTTGCTCATCCTCTAGTTAGCGCAGGTGCAGTTACTTCTCATGCCTCTACAATTACTGCTTTAAAAATTGGTTATGCAG